CAACACTAGTAACTGTATCTGATGTTGGGGGAATGACTGAAGTTAATGGTGTATCTTACTATGTAAAGGTTCTCACTTCTACAACTTTTGAATTATATACAGATTCTGCATTAACAGTATCTGTCGATGCAACAGGTTACAGTGCTTATACAACTGGCGGTCGTGCTGTCACAAGTATTGGTGGTGGAGGCGGATCTGCGGCTAGTGGAACAGCAGGCACAATTCAACTTAGTGCCGGCGGTGGTATTTTTACAGGTACCTCAGCATTTTCATATGATACTGGAACTTCACTATTAACTGTCACTGGTAATGCATCTATTGGCAATGTGACTTCTACTGGTACTCATACTGCACTAAGATATGTATCTACTGCTACAACTGGTACAACTCCATTTGAAACTAATTCTACAACTCGTGTAGCAAATTTAAACGTTGCATATGCTAATGTATCAGACTTTGGTGTTGTAGGAAATCTTACTACAGGAAGTTATTATCCTGCTTTAGTAGATTCAACAGGAACAGGAAACAAAGCATTAAATGTAAGTGGTGGCTATGAATTTGACACTGCTAATGCGAAATTAAATTTAGGTAACATTACTGCATTATTTGATATAGCCGGAACAACAATAGGCGGATCTTTAACAACAGCCGCACAACCAAACATTACATCAGTCGGTACTTTAACAAGTTTAACAGTGACCGGTGCTTTAGACGTTACTACAGGTGTCATTACAGGAGATGGCGGTGGATTATCAAATGTTGCTGGTGGCAATATTACAGGTCAATCTGCAAATGCACTAGTTGCAGGTACAGTATACACTGCGGCTCAGCCAAACATTACATCAGTCGGTACATTAACATCATTAGCAGTTACTGGAAATATTACATCAGGTAATGTTGCAGGTACAGGCGGTGTATTCACATATGTTTCAGGTGATGGTGCTAACTTAACTGCTTTGACTGGTGGCAACGTAACAGGAGAAGTTGCATTTGCTGATACTGCTAACGCAGTCGCAGGTGCTAACGTTAGTGGTACTGTATCTAGTGCTACAACCGCAACGACTGCAGGTACTGTAACAACAGCCGCCCAACCAAATATTACAAGTACAGGCACTCTAACATCATTAGCAGTCACTGGCTTAGTAAATGCAGGATCAGTACAAACACCTACACTTACAACTGGTGCAAATACAACAGCAGGATCAATTACAGGTAATTGGACACTAACGACAGGGTCCAGATTAGAATCAACATATGCTGACTTGGCTGAGTACTATAAAGGTGAAGAAGCCTATGAAGTAGGTACTGTAGTATGCTTCGGTGGCAGTAAAGAAATTCATGTATCAGATGTAAAATGTAGTAACCGAGTAGCAGGTGTTGTATCAACAAATCCAGCATATATTATGAATCAAGGATGTTCAGGCATTCCAGTTGCAGTTGCATTACAAGGTCGAGTGCCATGTAAAGTAACAGGCAAATGTGAAAAAGGTGACTTAATGGTACATGACGGACAAGGTGGAGCCACTGCTTGGTATCATGTTGCTACTATTATGCAACCAGGCGTTGTTCTTGGTAAAGCAATACAAGATAAATCAGAAAGTGAGTTATCTATTATTGAAATAGCAGTCGGCCGACTCTAAATTTAACCCATAATTCTTACTAATTAGATAAATACATTTGATTGTTCTCGTTTATCGAAAACTTCAATAAACAATCTCATGCGGTGATTATTCCCACCGAACGTGTGACCTAGAACGTCAACTAAATCTTAGGAGAAAATAACATGGCGAATAAATTAAAAATAGCAAAGGTCTCAGCCCTAGCGGTATTATCCGATACGACTGCGACAACAAACGTGATCACAGTAGATTCTACTACTGGATTAACACAAGGTGACAGATTTGTACCTACTTCAACAGTAGGTGGATTAACTGGCGGAACAACTTACTTTGTACATGAAGTACTTTCAACAACTACTTTTACTGCATTAAATTCTGACCCTTCAGTACAACCTCAAGTCTCACCAACATTAACAACTACAACAGGCGGAAGTGTAAACTTATCGTTTAACCAAGTTGGAGAAGGTTATCCATCAGACACACCACAAGACATGGGCGTAGTCGGTGGAGACACAGCACAAACAGGTCAACAATTAACTGCATTTGGTGCAGTTGCAGTATCACAACCTGGTAAGTTCTGGTTCAGTACAGCAACTACTGATGTATACGGTGACAAAGATGCAGACTTTACTACTAACGTATCAGTAGGTGAGCAACTTTCATTTGTAGGTGACAATACACCTTTCACAGTAGGTGCATTAGTTACTGGCGTTACTTATGTAATCAACAACACTGTTGGTACAACTGAAGCACAATGGATTACAATGGGTGCAACAGGTGCTAACTTAGGTGAAGTATTCGTAGCGGCAGCCGCTGGAGCAGGTACTGGTACAGTATCATATGCATCAAACGGTGCTAACGTACCATTAGGTACAGTCTCTGCATTAGCAGTGGTAGAAACACCAACAGCAAGTTCAGATGCAACAACTGATTTAATCACAGTAACTTCAACAGCAGACTTTGATTTAGATGCTCCAATTTGGTTTGGTGCAGACATTGGTGGATTAACTGCAAGTACTACTTACTTTGTTAAAACAATCGACAGTGGAACAACTTTCAGTGTTTCAGCAACATTAGGTGGAACAGCATTAGCATTGACAACAACAACTGTTGTATCAACTGCAAACATTGAAAAATTAGACTTAAGTGCAGTGGCAACATTCACAAAGAATGAAATCTCAGTACTTGGTTCTAATGATGAAGCAGTTTACTTCTTACGTCAAAAAGGTAAGAGAAAATACTTAGTAAGCAATGCGGCAGGAACAAGAACAGGAATTTGTACTTTAGTTAAAAAAGCACAAGCAGATTTACTTGCAGGTGAAATGAGCATTGAAGGTACATATGATAATGCAGGAACTACTTACATTGAATCTATCTCTGATGTAAATGGTTTACCATTCGATAACGATAGCGGATCACCTCTAACTGCAACTACTCAGACTGGAATGCAGGCAACGTTTGAAACAATCGCTGGTACTCCACTAGCTGGTTCAGTCAAGCCAGTTATCAAACTTCCTTCAGCATAAGGGAGTTGGTGAACTAGATGGCACAATCTAACGCACAAAAACTACAGAAGTACGATGCTGATATAGCCGTACTTCAAGTAGAATTTAAAAACTTAGATTCAAAATTTGATGCATCTCTGGCTGACGTTAAAGCGGATGTCAGAGAAGTGTCAGAAAAGTTAGACAAGCATACTGATAGTACACATAGTTTATTGAGAGAATTTCAAGCAACTAATGTAAGTCAACACATAGAGATGGCAAATAAAATTGCTGGATTAGAAAAGTGGAGATGGATGCTGATTGGTGCAGGTTGTGTTCTTGGTGGTTTAGGCTATTCAGGAATCGAACAGTTTATCATGCACAAATAAATAACATCGAGTGATGTAAAGAAAGGGACCTAGTCCCTTTCTTTTTGGGTGTAATTTGATAAATTGGCGTAATTCCAATTCTCTTTATATAAACAGAACCTTGAATGACCTTCTGGAGTTTCATATATAAATTGGGTAGATAATATTTCAGTAATAATACCCTCAAATCTACCGTTCAAAGAACAAAAATGTTCTATGTAATCGCCTACGTTTGGTTTGCCTTTTCTTTTACTCATAGTGTTATTTATCCAGATTGCGTAGAATCGATCTCAGCATCGATTAGATCAATATCTATATTCTTACCCGTCAATGATGCTTAAGTCTCTCAGAACGTCTTTCCGAAGCTCTAAGAGTATGTTTACAGCGACTGTAGAGCCTTTAGTTTCTCTACAACAGTGTCAATGTTAATTGTTGAGAACAAACCTGGGTGTAATGGTTTTGGATATCTATTGTTTCCGACCCAAGCATACCCACAATGTTCGTCATTAAGAATTGGGGGAAATTCTTCATCTACTTCACAAAAAAATGTGTGATATGCAAAAGTATTATTGACAAATTTTTGAATAGGAACTAATTTAAAATTATCTTCCCAATATGCAATTTCTTCTTGGCATTCTCTTTTTAATCCAGAAAGCAGTGTTTCATTTTTCTCAATCTTGCCCCCTGGAATAGACCACGTAGGATTTTTATTCTCGTTTCTTAACAAGTAAAGATATCGTTGCGTAGATTTGCTGTAGAAAAATATTCCAGCAGATTGATTAATAATGATCATGCAGTTATTTATTAGGCAAATAGAGCCTGTTTAAATAACTATGCTGTAATCACCTTCTCCATAATAGCCTTCATAAGATTTCATCCACTGACCTTTTTGTGCAGGGGTTACGTCAGAATCTTCTGGAGTTGCAGACCATCTATATTGAATTTGGGTCGCTAAATTAGTAAGATACTCAACTTCGACTTCGTTCTTATCTGCATCAAATGCAATAAACCATTTGCCAAGAGTGCCATTGTATTCAATAATGTCATTAATATTTCTATCAATGACTTCAACTATATATACTGTACCTGATCCTGATGGCTGAACATTGTTCATTGTGAAAACAGTTCCTGGATTGTTATCAGCCGCACTATACTGAGCATAGTTAGTTGTACCGGCAGTTGCAATCATGTACTCTACACCTGGCACCATATCAGTAGCATTAAGTGTTTCTGGTGCTGTAGACTGACCAGTTACACTTGCTATGACTACTCCCCATGATGCAGAATCTGAACCTATATCGTCTACTAAGATGTATCTAGTTCCAGGTGTTGCTCCAGGTAGTCCTGCATTTGGTCCAGTAATTTGTGGATTGATTACTCCTGTTACAGGCTCTAATGTGTTTGCTGGTAATGTGTCTGGGTCAACATCAAAAATCAAATAACGATCATCTAATGGATTCACAACAATCGTTCCTACAATTTCATTTTCCATATATGGATTTTCTAACCACAATTGCGTTATTCCAGGTTGATATGCTCCGTACATGTTTAACAATGATGTCCAATATAAATCAGTGTCAGGATTTACTGGGACATCTAAATCTGTATTTGGTGTATCTGCTGTAGTTGAATCTTGTGGCAATAATTGTATTGTGTTGCCTATGTACAATAACTTATAACCATATGGTGAAAGTTTTTGTCTGTTGCCTAATAACAAATTGTCATCTTGCATTGCTTCAAGTCCTTTACCATCAAATATAGAAGCAATGATTTTGTGAACAGCACCATATTTTTTGAGTTTAGAAGATGTTGTTAACCATATAGGTAAATAAAACTTCCAAGTCATCACATCAATTGGATTGCCTGTTCCTACAGGAATAGAACGAGATGAGAATGTTAACCCGTCCTGATATACAACTGTTAATGATGTCCAATCAACAAAATTATCAGTACTTTGAATTTCTAAACTTGGATTAAACAATGTTCCTAATTGCTCGATCAATTCTAATTTTTGATTATAGTTAGTAGTCCAAAAATCAACTTGTATTCTTAATGTATATGGTACAGGCATTAGTTTTTCAACTGTAAAGGCCTGCCCCTGTGTTGTCTCATATGAAGCGGTACCATCATCGTATGCTCTTTGTCGAATGTTTTGCTTTTCAACGAAGAAGGGCTCCTGTGTGCGTCTCTGATCATACTCTAGTCCATTGATAAAGTATGTACACATAGGTGCTGAAGGAAGATTACTTGCAGAATTGTTTGCAATAATATTTGCCGCTTGTCTACTTGCATCGCCATATTGTACTGGCACTCTAACTAGTATATCATTTCCATTAGGATC